AGAGAAAAATAAAACAGCAGTTACTGAGCCAACTTGATCAAAGAAAGCATTTTTTCCTGTAACACTTTCTAGTCTGACTTTGTCTCTTAATAACGATCCCATTTGTTGAGATAGCATTTGTACGTTTGCAGAGTACTGCTGTACAAAAGCTGTAGTTATTTGTGATGACATAATTGTCTCTCCATTATTGTTAGTGTTAAATAATCAGAAAGGTTCTCCACCGAATGGTAGGCATCTCTTGCATTTAAAGTCTGTTAGACTAGAGTCTGTCCTTCTTGTCAGTAGGGTTCTTTCGAATTGTCCCACTAACTATCCATTTATAATATTCGTCAGCGATTGGCAAGGGGTTATTTTTTTGATTCTCCGTACCATTTTCTTTAATGATACGGAGAACTTCTAGTCTAATCTCTTCTTTGTTTAAATGGTTATCACTTGCCACTTAACATCTCCCTAAGTGTATAGACTTGTTGTACTTGCTTGTCATGATTAGGATGACCTTTGTGCCAATAAGGACTAGCTTTATCATTGATAATTGAATCAATTTCATCTTGTATACTTTGATTTGATTGTACACTTTCGCTTTCAGTTGAAACGATTTTATCTTCTGACATCATACCTGCAATCTTTGCAAATCCTTTTATGATTTCAGGATGATCACCAAGTCTAGTTCCGTTTGATAAAGTCATATCAAGTATCTCAGGTTTGATATTAGCTTTAGCTAATGAACTTGCCTGTTTTACTTTAGTATCAAACTCTCTACCCCACTCTGATCTAAGTTCCTGTTCAGCTTGAGCTTGAGCAGTTTCTGTATCAATCTTAGCTTGTTGAGCTGTGCCTTCCATGTTTTGTTTATAAAACTCTAAAAGACCTTGAGCTTGTTTATTATTCAAACCAAGTTTGTGAGATGTTTCTGCAAATTGTTTTACAGCGTTATCATCTAAAGAAACAACTTTAGATTTTACATCTAAAGAATATTTTTCAGCAGACTCAGGTCTACCTAGTTTATCATATACTTCGTTCCACTGATCTTCTGTAGAATTATTTGTAGGTATGACAACTTTATCTTGACCAATCATTCTTGTAGCATTGATGTAGCTTTTAGCTAACGCATCAATCTCTGTGAATTTTTGTATATTAGGATCGTTTCTATAAGTTTCACTAATAGATTCTTTCCAAGTTGATTGTGTCGTTGATGTTGTTGCTTCTTGTTTTGTTTCTTGTGTCGAAGGTTTAACTGTTTCTGTAGATGTTTCTGTCTTTTCTACAGGCACAGTTTCCTGTGTTATCTGTTCGCTTGACATAGTTACTTACCTTTTTCGTTATCGTTTTGTAGCATTGCTTTTAAAAATAGAAGGATGCTACGTTGTCCTTCCATATATGCACTCTCATGACTATCACCTTTGATATTGGTAGTCGTGAAGAAGTGACATCTTTTTTCTAAATCAGACATGACTGCTTTGCCTTCGTCTGTATTGAATATGTATTGATAATTTTTTTTTAAATCTTGAACATACTTTTCAAAATTTTTTTGTTTTTCTTTGGCTTCACCCATTATTCTGTTTCAGCATTTGCAACAGCTTTCGCTTCTTCAGGTAAGGCTTTAGCTAGTGGTGCTATGTCTCCTCCTGCTTTTGCTACTTGTTGTAATTGTTGCATTTGCATTTGCTCCTGTTGTTGTGCTTGTTGTTGTTCTCTTTCTGCATTAACTTGACTTTGTGATTTTAAAATCTTTTGTGGAACACCTACAATATCAGCTAAGTGTTTTACAAGATTATCAAAATTAACATAGTCAAATACAGGAGCTACATTAGCTAAACTTCCCATGATTTCAATAGCTCTCATAATTGATTGTAACTCTGTGGATTTCTGTGCTTTAGCTAATGGTGATACATATTCGATTTCTATATCTTGACCTGATAAAAATTCAGGTGCTTGTGGTAATTGATTGTTTCTAAGTAAGATATTAAATACTCTATCAATAAGTGGTTTTAATAATTCTGATTGTAATCTACCTAATACAGGACCAAGTAATCTCATCTTCTCTTCGTTTCTTTGTATAACTTCTGTTGCTGTCATTTGTGGTCCTTGTTGCAACATCAGTTGATTTACATAAAATACAGCTCTAATACTTTCTCTTCTTTGCTGCTCCATGTTTAAACCTAATGGATTGTTTGCACCAATATTTAAAGGTTCAATTCTATCTCTCGTACCTGATCTATAAAAATTTAAACCACCTGGTACAGTTCTTACAGGTAATAAAAAACCATCATCAGGTACAAGTAAAGGTGGGTCTACTTGTTTCTGTGCAGCTTTGATTGTTGTCTTTGCCATTTCATTTAACATCTTCACATCAGGCAACGCTGTCATTGCTGGTGATCTTCCATAAATTTCATGTGATGCTTTTAAATATCTTGGCACGACAAACGGAAACTCTTTGAAACCTGATACGGATAGTTCGTTACCATTTTTATATTCGAAGTATACTGATTCGAATGGCATATTCTTTGTATCTCTTTTTGTCGGATCAAAATCTGATCTTGGATAAACTGCGTGTATAATTTCTATTTCTCTGTATGGGTCTTTCTTTTCCATAGCTACAATATCTTGCGATACAGCTTCACCAAACTTTTGTACTAAACCTCGTGCTGATAATTTAAATTTTCTATAGATCGTATCTATTCTACCTTTGTCATTTTCTGCGATGTAAACTTCATCAATATGTCTTGTAGAAAATTTTATAAAATCTTCATCATCTTCTTCAATAAACATTGCAGCTGTACCAAAGGTAATAAGGTCATGATACAATTCAAATATTTCTTGTTGAAAGTTTGATCTATTGAAAGCTGTATACATTGCATCGGTTGCTGACTCTAACCATAGTTTCGCTTCATCTTCATTATCAACTTGTTGATTTTTAAATCTTAATGTAAACCATGGTGTCGAAGGATTAGTAAGCATTCCATGTAACGATGCCGCTAATAATTCTAAGGCTTGTAAAGGAGAACTATCAAAGATGAGTTCCATTCTCTTATCGCCACGTGATCTTTTTTTAGTGACATCTGATTTTCTTGGCATCATATAATCTGCAACTTCTTGCCAATGCGTTTCCCAGTTTTGTCTTTGACCTGATAATCTTTCAAAACGTGATAATAATTTTTTTGTTAAATCTGTTCTTGCCATTTATTTTCCTAATATACTTGGTCTACCTAATGTTACTGTTTGATCTTCTACACCTCTTGGTCCAGTTAATATAGTCATCGATCTTCCTTTTGCTTTTGTTTTTCTTGCATCATATCCATCCATGCTAGTCGCTGTAACTTGAGAAACTTCCGCTGTTGTTGGTGCGGGAGTTGGAGGTGCAGGAGGTTTAGGTGGACTAATAATTCTTTTTACTGCTCTTGCTGGACTACCTCCCATTTATCCTCCTAATAAAGTTTTCTTTTCTGTTTCCGCTTCTTCGGTATCTCCAAGCGGTCCAGTTAAGATTGTTGATTTTCTACCTTTTCTTTTTCTTTCCAATGCTGCTTGTTCCGCAGCTATTCTATCTTTTTCTTCTTGTGATACTTCAGGTGTAGGCGGTGTAGGCAATGGTTGCACTGGTGGTAGAGTTGGCATTTTTGGTTTAAATAGTGATCCCATATTTATATAATCCTGTATTCATTATCTGCTACACTTTGAGGTGCAGCTTGTCTAGTATTTATTTCTTGTAAACCTACAGCTAAATATCTCATCGCATCACACGCATGAGACGACCAATCGTGTACAGGTTTACTACGGAACATACGATTTTTATCAATATACTTCCGATGATAATGTCTTAACGCATCTATTAGTTTTTTGCAATGGTCTGTATCAATCCAACATCGAGGTAAAGTCATTGTTGTTGCGTGTATACCATCTTCTAAAGGTATTTTAGGCACAACCTTAAACCTGATGCCTAGCTGATAAGCTACCTCTCGTCTTGTTTTACCATTACTAAAATCAGTAACTTCTATATCATGCGGAGCATAGTGATCTTTATAAACATAATCTTTATCTTTGATCATTTGAATATAGTGAGGTAAACCTTGACCTCTCTCTTCATGGTAGTCAATAATATTGATAGCTCTACCTATCTGTTGATAGAATATAATACTACTATGATCTGAGACTCCTAAATCCCATGATGTCGATACGGGTAAACTAGGATCATAGGGTACACGTGCAATCTGTTTTTTGTTTTCTAAATCCGCCAACACATCTGCGTAGATCGCACCTTCTATGTTTGCGATCCAATCACATTCAAACTCTTGTAGATACTTCTTCTCACCCATAACCTCTTTCGCTTTGGTAAGCTCCTCCTCATCTACAATTTTAGTTTCTGATGCTTTAGCTTTATAGTTAAACCAATCCTCTGCTCCTTGTGCGTGTTGATAGAGTTCATAAAAATTATTATTCATGCCTTGCGGAGTCCCAATAAAAACACAGTACCCCTTTCTATCGGATAGTGCTGGTCGTATAATCTCAGGAAATAATCTTTCGTTC